TTATACACCAGAAGATATTGTGAAATATTCTCTTACTCAAGATGGAGCAAGAGTTAAAGAAGCCATACAAGGGGTGTTGGCAGATAAAATTATGAAGGGAATGGAAGCTAAAAAAGCAGAAGTCGCTCAATCTATGTTCAATTCTGCAGTAAATCCAGCGCCTCCTGTAGAAGAACCAAGTGGAGAGACAGCACCTGCAGAACCAGAGGTAGATACAGTTGAAACAGAATGAAGAAATTCAAAGAGTTCAAATCTGAACAGCAATATGTAACAGAAATTGGACCGATAGCTGCGACTCTTATGGGTGCAATGGCTCTTTGGGGAGGTTATCAGGCTTTTAAAAAAATAAAAAGTAAATGGAAGGGATATAAAGAAAGTAAAAAAGAAAAAAAAGAGAATGCAAAAGATGGATATGAGATGGAATTAAAAACTCTCAATCCAGATACAGGTAAAGATGAGTATAAATCTTATTTTATAGACCCCTCAAAAAAACCACCAAATCCTGATTTGGATAAAATGGGGGTTAAATTACCTGCTAATTATAAAAGTCCAAATGATGAAGATATTTTAAAGATAGAAAAAGAGGCTCAAAAGGGAGTTACAAAATTTGGTAAAAAGATAAAAGGAATGAAACATAGGGGAGACGATTTTGATGATCTTCTTCCAGATACTATGCTTCCACCACCGGAGGATGCACCAGAACCAGAAACAACTGCTCCTTCAGATGGTCAACCTGGAGACGATGAATTAAGTGATGAAGAGAAATTAAGAAAAAAAGGTGAAGCTGGGGAAATTGAAGATGAAGGTGAGGCAATGGATTACTTCAAATTAGTAAAAAAGGCACCTACTGGTTGGGAAAATAAAGGTGATCAAGATAATCCCGAATTAGTTAAGAAAGAAAATGAAAGTTACATGCTTAAATTTGGAGAATTCATTGCAGAAGATATAATGAAAGACTTGAAAAAAGCATCTAAGTCAAAGAAAGATACTGAAATTACCCTTGATGATGGGACAGATATACCAATAGACCCGATTACAGCGGACATTTTTGTTAAATATATAGAAGGATTAAGTTCTTCTGAAAAGAATAAAACAATTAAACAGATCCAACGGACAGAAAGAGGATTCATGAAAGTTCTTGGTAAAGCACATGAGGGATAACCAATGGCAATTACGAAATTAGTAAACACTCTAACCGACACACATAGCAAACACAGAGTGGTAACTACTGGTCTTGCTGATGGTAGTACGGAATTAAGTAGTAATGTGTTCGTTGATGTTTCAGGATTAAAATATGCGACAACTACTGTAACACTTGCTGCTGCACCCACTACAAATTTTTGTATAGGTGAAACTTTAACAACAAATGATGGTACACCAATTTTCATGGTTGTACAGGATTATAGCCCTGCAGCAACTACTATTTCAGTTTATAGATGTACAAGTGCTACAGATACAACTCCTTTAGCATGGGCAAGCGGTGTTGCAACTGGAGTTGGAACTGGAAAGACACTTACTGGTTCTGTTTCTGGTCTATCATCCACAACTACTCATGGTTCCACAGCATTAGCAATTACAGCTAAAGAAGTTAATATTAGACACATTTGGTGGGATTTAGCATCTGGGATTACTCATTGTAGAATATTTTTTGATGGAAGTGGAACAGAACAAACTCTTATGTATTTACGGGGCGGTTCTACTGGAGCATGGAATCTCGCAGAAGTATTTGGAAGTGCTCTAACAATGGGTGCTGCTGCTGGTAACTCTGCTGGAGTATTGGGAGATGTTGGAGTAACAACCGTTGGAGTAGCATCTGGTGATACTTATTTAATAGGACTAGAAGTACAGAAAATTTCTGGATTTAATTTACCAAACTTTGAGCAAAATATACGTCTTGGTTATGAGGCATATAGAACAGGGAATCACTAATGAAAACATTTAAAGAATTAATAGACGATCTTGTAGAAATTACAGTAGGTACTCGGAAGAAAAAAACTGGTTCCGAGAAAATGAAACAAAAGCAAGAATATAGAAAAACTAAACAGAAGAAAAAGCAATATATGAAGAAGTATAGAAGAAGTTCTGGTGCTAAAATGCTTCAAAAGAAGGGTGAACGCTTGGCGTCACGGGGTTTGACTGCGACAGGTAAACAGAAGACAGTAGCAGGTGGTGCTGGTGCGGCTCAACGTGCGAAAGAAAAAAAAGAAAAACTTCAGAAGCGGTAGAAAATGAAAACTTACTCTGAATTTATAGCCGAATTGACTACACAGCAAAGAATGAAAAAATCTTTGGTTATGAGGAGGAAGTCAAAAATTATACAGAAGAAGAGAGCAATTTCTATGAAGAAACCCCCTTCTCAAGAAAAGGTTAAGAAAGCGATCAGTAAAGCAGTTAGAAAAAAAGCAATGTCTATTGTTGATAAAATGGGAGTTTATAAGACAGCATCTGCTGGTGTTAAGGCAGGATTGGAAAAAAAGGCAGATTTAAAAGTACAGAAATCAGGGGCTAAGTGGGCAACAAGACTTAGACCAGAAATTAGAAAAAGAATGAAGGATGCGTTTAGAGCACGCACACACGTTAAAAATCCAGAAGGATAATAGGGAGAGGTGTTATGAAACTTTTTATGGAAGAAGCAACCAATGTAGAATTTCTTACTGAAACCACAAAAAGTGGAGGTAAGAGCTATTTTATTGAGGGCATCTTCATGCAATCTGACACGAAGAATCGAAATGGTAGAATCTATCCTAAAGAAATTCTTCAAAAAGAAGCAAAAAGATATAATATAGAGTTTATCCAGAAGAAAAGAGCATTTGGTGAACTTGGACATCCAGATGGACCAACGGTTAATCTGGAACGAGTTTCCCATATGATCGAAGAGTTACAAGAAGTGGGCCAAAATTTCATGGGAAGAGCAAAAATTCTGGATACACCATATGGAAAGATTGTAAAGAATCTGATTGATGAAGGTGCTAGATTAGGAGTTTCATCAAGAGGAATGGGTTCATTAAAACCTGTAAAGGACGGTATTCAAGAGGTGCAGGGAGATTTTTATCTTGCAACTGCAGCCGATATAGTTGCTGATCCTTCGGCACCCGATGCATTTGTTGCTGGAATTATGGAAGGCAAGGAATGGATTTGGGATAACGGTCTTTTAAAGGAGACTAAAATTCAAGAATATAAGAATCAAATTGAAAAATCTTCAAGAAAGGATAGGGAACAGACCCTTACCAGAGCTTTTGAGGATTTTATTGTTAATTTGTAAATTTATATTTTTATAAATAATACTAAGAAATCTATTTCAAACAAATTAGGAGATTTTCAATGTCTGAAGAAATTTTGGAACAACAGTCTGAAGAACTGGAAGAAAAGCAACAAGCTGTGAAGTCTTCGGGCGCTAAAATCAAAGAGCAAGAAGAAGAAAAGCCTGAAGAAGATGATGATGATGATGAAGAAGAAGTGAAAGAAGCACATCCGGATGAAGATGATGATGATGAGGAAGAAGTGGAGGAAGCTTATGAAATTCCTAAAACAAAAGCGGGAATGATGAAAGCTATCTATGATTCTCTCAATGGAATGAAGAAGGCTGAACTTTCTGATTCTTTTACTCAAATTATGGGAGCCACCCTCTCTGAAGAAGATGAGGAAGACGGTGACGACGATGATGAAGAAGAAAAACCGGTAATATCAAAGAAACTCAGTAAGGAAGACCTAGAAATTGATGTCAAAGAAGACATTGATGCTATTGTTAGTGGGGAAGAACTTTCAGAAGATTTTAAAACTAAAGCGGCTACTATATTTGAAGCAGCTGTGTCAGCTAAAGTTATTTCCGAGGTCAATGAGAGATTGCAGAGTTTTGAAGATGAATACACGAAAGAACTTTCTGAAGCTAAAGAGGAGTACCTGACCAATATGTCTGAAAAGATTGATGGTTATCTTAACTACGTTGTAGAAGAGTGGATGGAAGAAAATGAACTGGCTGTAGAAAAAGGAATTCGTTCGGAACTTGTAGAAGACTTTATGACCGGACTCAAAAACCTTTTTCAAGAGCATTATATTGACATTCCAGAAGAGAAAGTTGACTTAGTTGATGATCTTTTTGAGAAAGTCGAAGAACTTGAAACTAAACTTGATGAATCCATTAATACTAATGTGGAAGACAAGAAAGAGCTTGCTAAGTTCAAAAAAGAAGAAGTTTTGAGAAGTGTTTCGGAAGAACTTGCTGAAACCGAAAAAGAAAAACTCACAAAACTCGCAGATGGTATCGATTATGAAGATGATTCTCAATACCAAGAGAAACTTGAAGTATTGAAGGAAAATTATTTTCCGAAAACAAGTGATGCCCCTCAAACAATTTCTGAAGAAGTAGAAAATACTGAAACAGAAGAAAATACAAAGGAGCATGTTGATCCATCTATTAGCCGTTATGTTAAAGCAATGAAAAGACATAATTAATTTTTAATTTACTAATTTTTAACCAAAAAATTTACTTTAGGAGATAAAACTATGTATCTAGCTGAAGGACTTCAACAAAAATGGGCCCCGGTCTTGGATCATGCAGATATGCCCAAGATTAAAGACCCGTATCGAAGGGCTGTGACAGCTGTCCTTCTTGAAAACCAAGAAAAGGCTATGAGGGAGCAAAGTTCGTCAGATTCCTGGGGAATGTTGTCGGAGGCAACTCCAACTGTAGCTACTGCAACTGCATCTGCATCTGGTGTTATCCAGTATCAAGATCCTGTCTTGATTTCGATGCTTCGCAGAGCAATGCCTAATCTTATTGCGTATGATATCTGTGGTGTCCAACCTATGACTGGACCTACCGGACTTATTTTCGCAATGAGAGCACGTTATGATTCTCAATCAACTGGTACCGAAAGCTTTTATAGCGAATCTGATATTACACATGCTGGTGCAGCAACAACTGGAACACAATCAAGTGGCGGCACAGCCGGTACAGATTTTGCTCAAGGTGGTACTGCAGACAATGTAGCTGGTGGTGTTTCAACAGCACTCGGTGAAGCTTTAGGTATTTCTGATACCGCTGGAACTCACGGAGCTGATTTCCAAGAAATGGCATTCTCAATCGAGAGAGTGGCTGTTACTGCAAAGACAAGAGCATTGAAAGGTGAATATTCAATGGAATTGTCTCAAGACCTGAAAGCTGTTCATGGTCTAGATGCTGAAACAGAACTCGCTAATATTCTTTCGCAAGAGATTCTTGCTGAGATTAATAGAGAGGTTGTTCATACCATTTATTTTTCAGCACAAACTGGTGCACAACATAACACCACAGCAACAGGCATCTTTGATCTTGATACTGATTCCAACGGTCGTTGGTCAGTTGAGAAATTTAAAGGTCTGATGTTCCAGATTGAGCGTGAAGCTAATGCAGTCGCAAAAGCAACACGACGTGGTAAAGGTAACATCATAATCACTTCCTCAGACGTCGCTTCTGCACTTGCTATGGCAGGTGTGATGGATAATGCAGGAATTGATGACACAGGTAATACTTTTGTCGGTACACTGAATGGTCGCTACAAAGTTTATGTAGATCCTTATTTCAGTTCATCCGCATCCAACTTCTTTGTTGTTGGATACAAAGG